CTTGCAAAGTAATCTTCAAGCTTCTTTTCTTCACGCTGTAATTCTCTTTCAAGGGCTGGTAAGTTTTCTAAACCGAGTGTGTACGCTGCATCATACGCTGCCTTCACAATGAAGCCTTCGTGAAGGTCATTTGATACTCCAGGCTCTTTTGTAGTGTCTGTAGCGACGAAATATGATGGTGTACGTTGAAAGTAGAATTTAAGACCTGCTGTAACGCTTGAAATTGGGCTAGGATAGAGTCTAATTATATTATCTGCTATCTTATCGTAATACATAGGAACTCCTGTTGTAGGCTCAAATTCGTCCAATGCGACGGTCACGTCTTTTTGGTCAATAAGTTTAAGTTTTGTCCAATTACCATTACTATCTTTAACATCAATGCGAGTGATGTTTGTAATTCTATTATTTTGTTCATCTAAAAGAAAAGAATAGTCAGACTGTGAAGCGACTAAGTTTGTTGTTCCAATTGGAAGTTTCGTATGATTGGTATCATCAAGCTGAAATTGTCTATCTTTCCATTTTCCAAAAGTAAAAATCTTGTTTAACCAGTTATTGCAAGAGTTAACTACTTTTTGAGTAGCCCATTGTTGGTCATCTACACGAGCTTTGTCGCGAGCTTGCTCCAAGATTCCTGAAAGATTTGTAGTATCGCTAAATTGTGCCATTTTTACTTTATTTTACTGATAATTCGCTCATCCTAGCCCCCGTAAAGGGACTAAGTGAATGAACTAAGCTGCTGTTGTAACATTAGTCCATGTAGTTGAACCGTTTGTGTTCACGTAGATTCTAGTAGAGGTACTTGAGCCATCTATTCTAGAGTAAAGTGAACCTTTTGGTGCAGAATATGTTGGTGCACCTGTACCTGACTTGATAGTGATTGAGCCTAAAGTAAGCTGGTCTACTACTGGGTCTGTTCCTGAAGCCATTGGCATAATATTATTCTCGTTTAATTTGATAATAATCCTTGTACTGGGGGTGGAAAGGGTATAATCGGTGGCAAATACCCTCTCTACCCCAAATACAAGGGGTGTTTAATTACGCAAGTGTAATATCAACGACAAGTGCTGCCTTTGGTGTCCAAAGTTTGAACCCGATATATCCAAATACTGCGATTTCGTTACCTGTTTTACCAGTTACAGATTTTACTTCGTATTTGATGTCTTCTGGGAAAGCAAATGTTGCTACGTTCTTGACTCCGAATACACGGTGCCCAGAGTTTGTAACAGGCTTTGTTCCGATAGTTGCGTCTACAAAAGTTCCTGAAGGTACTACATAAATATCAACTCCCATCCATTGTCCAACTTTTCCATTTGTAAGAACTTTATCAGCCATCATGAACCCGTTTGTCGCGCCAGCAGAGATTACACCAGCCATATCTGTGTTTTCAAGAACAATGAACTGATTGTTCATAGCTTCTGCATATCCCATAGTCTTTGCTACTAGAGCACCGAAAATAGTGTTTACATTAGCTGCTGTAGTAAATCCTCCTACTGGGGTTGTGTATAAACCTGTTCCGTCTTCACAGAGGTTGTTGATAACATACTTATCGATTGATTCTTTGACACGTGTTGCCATTTCATCAGTCATCTTTGCCATTACATCGAAGTTTGAAAGTGTTTGTTCAAAATCACGAATAGAGTTTGAAACAATAAATTCATCTGTTACTGTAAGCGTGTCATCTGTAGTTGTGAAGTCAGCTGGAGTATATGTTCCAGCAAGGGCTTGAACTACTACTGTTGGAGTAGAAACGTATGGAGATTGAATATATTTCAAGCCTGAACGGTCTACATCACAGATAGCAGTTGCTACAGTGTTTAGTCTCAATGCGTTTTCGAGTTGTGCCTTTAGATATTTCTCCCCAAAGGTCTTGGTACTTATTGTGTTTGCCATGTTTTAAATAATATTTAGGTTATTAACCCACCGATATTATTTTCTTTTGATAGTAGCTAGACGTGCGATATCTTCATCATTATCTGGGAAAATACCTTTCCTTGCATTTGCTAGTAATACATCATCAGAAGTTTTTAGAGATGCTTTTCGTGGAGTTCCTACATTCATTGCAAGTACACCATTTCTTTGCTCCTCTTTATCAGCAAGCAGGTTTTTAACAAATCCAGTCTTTATTGCTTCAGCAACTGAGATACCTTTCATATTTGCATAATCTTGGATATCTGGTAGGTCTTCTTCTGCAATATTTGACTTAATTACTGCAATTAAATCTGTTTGTGATAGCCCTGAATTAGTAGTCTGAACAGCTTCTTTTTGTGGTTGTACACTTTTGTGCTGTCTTTCTGCTTTTTCAGCTCTGATTTTATAGTTGTTTGCAAGTTCGTCAGATTTCTTTTTAGCATTTTCTAATTCTGCTAATCTGTTCTGAAGTTCTTCAACATCTACATCATCTTGTGTATCGTTAGACTCGATACCGTCCTCTTGGGTTGAGATGTCCAAGTCATCGTTGTATTCATTTTCCATAGAATCTAGTTTTAGGTGTTAGAAGCAACACCGTTATATATTAATTGTACCAATAATAAATTTTTAACGCAAGTTACTTTGCAGAATTTTTTGTGAGTCTTGTCTTTTTCTGTTCTTCGCTTTCTGTTTTTTCATTTGAAATCATATGTAATCTAAACATATTTTGATTGATATGATTTATAAACATGTTACGAGCTACTATTTCTTTGTGGGTATCGTCTACGTCTTTCTCTGCGTCATAAATGAAATCTATTGATTGCCCGATTTTCTCTACATTATAGAGCCTTTCCACTGCCTCTTTAACACGTTCAATAAGTAATTTTCTTGCTCCGAAAACAATGTCTGGTGTATGTCCTTCAAGTTGTATAGTCATCCACAAGTCTATATTTGAATGAGTTACTTTTGAATCTCCACTGATCTCTGGCATGAGCATTCCTTTAATCACGCCTTTGATTGTGTCATCGAGTGATTTAATCACCCCGACTTCATACTCATTTAGTTCGAACTGTAACAGCATTTTGCGAACAATAATGAGAGTATCTTGCGAATTACCAAACACTGACTTTATTGACTGGAGTTCAATATCTGTAAATGGGAGTGCATCCATTATGATTTTGTTTTAGTTTCTTTTAAAGGCTTTTCTTCGACTTCTTCTTTTTTTACTCGTGTTCCATTAGCACCAAATTTTACTTCATATTTACTTGGATTTTGTTTTTTGTATTCTTCCAAAAATTCTTTTGTTAATTCCATAATTTTATATTTTTTACTTATAAATCCACCGACCTTTTACAGGTGCTTCTAACCCTGTAACTTTTGTAATCTACCATCATCTGCGACTTCTTTTGATAATGGTTGATTGCTTGATTGGGGGGTTGAGTCAGCTAGTTCTATCGGTGAGACTGTTCCTGTTTTAAGTAGAATCTTATTGAAAAGCATTTTACCTTGTTGATTTTTAAGTATCTCTGGATTGTTTGAAATAGTTTGGAATACAGTTGCAAGTGTTGCCATGTCAGCCTTATTGTCTGTTTGTTCTCCCGTTACATCTACTTCAAGATTCCATTCAAGGTCTTTGAGTACTTCATTCCATGTTTTCTCCCCTGCCTCATCTGGGCTAAAGAATCTTTGATTCCCTTGCTCGTTGAGTTCTTTCGTAACTTCATCCATATGAAATTGTTTGTCTTGTTCAGTCACTGATGGAACTTCCCCTGTATTTAGGATTGTATCAATTAATTTCCTTGCAAGTCTTTTATTTGCTTCTTTAGGAATATACTTTGAGTCAATTTTAGTGAGTTGGTATGAGTCAAGAATAGCACTTATCTCATCTGTATTATTTAATTGCTTTTTAAGATGTGGCAGTACATATGTTTTCATCATTTCTTCGAGTTGTAAACCTTTACTCTCTGTCATTAATTCAAAGAGTGAATGTGACTCTTGTAACAGTGCTTCTACTTGTCTCCAAGCTGTCCCAGAAGGTGCAGCGTTCCCCATCATAGACTCTGAAACTCCGACTATCTCATTTGCTAACACTTTCCATTGTTGTCCAAAACTCTGTAAAGAACCAATATCATGTGACGAATTTGCTACTTGTGTTAGAGGTTGATTTACCGCATGAATAAGAATATCTCCACTTTCTATCGCAGATAGAGCATTTTGCCCTACAAAATTCCCATCTGATGTTTGGAATATAAGTTTACTTGATAAGTCAAGCTGGTCTTTAATTGCTTTTACAGTGTGATTCTGCATCCATTGTGCTTCAAATAGGTGTTCTACCGCTCCAATAGCTTGTGTTCTACCATCTTCCTTAATTAAATGAGTTATCATGTACGGTGATTTTTCTTCTCGCCCTTTGTATAAGCAGTAATCGTCAAATGTTGTGCTATCTTTCCCAGCAAGGAATGTAAGTACATGCATCTGTTGCGTAAATTTATTCTCGTCTTTCATATCCCCAGTGAGGTATGATACAGGCATTTCTCCATGAACTTCGTATACTTTAATAAAGTTAGTTTTATTGTCTTTTTTAGTCTTATCAAGAGTTTCTCTAGCAACCAAATTATCTAACAACTGGTCTACAATATCTTGATTATACCCTTTCTTTGCCTTTAATTGAGCTGGTGTCATTTCAAGTACCTCTATTTGAATATCATCATCAAAATTTACTTGGTCTACGATAAGTCTGTTCCACGGAATAACAAGAGGATAAAGTTTATCACCACTATCAACGAATTTAGTTACAGCAGAACCATAACGGGCAAGAGTTCTCCCCCATTCGTTCAAGAATATCCCAAAATTCTCTTTTCTCATCCATTGCTGAAGAGCAATCGTCGCTAGGAACGCAGCTGTAATATCTGCTTCTTTAGTCGCTTTAACTTTAATGTTCTTGCGGTCTATGTCTGTAGCCCTGTACCAGATGTTAATTGCTGCAGTAACTATATTAAAAAATGGCTTTTCCCTCCCCATTGAATCAGTATCACCTGATGTATGACGAGAATTAATATACGCGTCTATTTTGTTTATGTTCTCCGATAAAGAAAAATCAACGTATTTAGATATAGTAGTTTTACCCGCTATATATTCGCTCTCATTTTCTCTAACACGTGCACCTAAAGTTTTTTGTGTTTGCATTGTAGTTAATAACACCGATTTTTAGTTATTAATATATTAATTATACACATATTAAATTAATTAGTAAAGGTTAGCGTGTGCTTCTATCAAAGTTTCTTCTCATTCTAAACTGATTTATTTGCTTTGTTACGAGAGCACTACGTTCTTCACTTTGTTCTGGCATCATCTTTCCCATAATAACGAAATACATTCTCATAATCCAAGTATCAGAGTCATCTGGCGAGTGCCCTATGATCTCCTTGATGTCTTCTTTTGCTGTAGCTTGTCGTTTTCCGTCTCCTTTTGATGTGTCTTGGTATGCTGAAAGTTCCTCAATTATTGATTCTTTTTGTTTCCCTGTAACTCTACTTGCAATCTTGTGATTGTTGACCAGGTCTGCAAGTGTAAAAATACATTGGTTTCTTAGGTTTCTGTAGTCTGATGTCAGCGGAGCTTCTTTTGTATACCCAACATTAGGCAATCTAACAATATCCATATCGGTCTTTATAGGGCTGTATGAGCTTTTATACCCAATTACTCCATCGAGCATTGAGCTACTTGCTACTCCTGCCCCGACTCCTATAGCATCTACTGCAACGTGAGACATTGGTATTCTATCTTGTGCAATATATTCTCGTATCTTTGCAATAATAGTTTCTGTATTCATGCGTTCAAACTCTTCGCGTCTGTATTCTTCTAGCCCTTCCCAGAAGCTGAATTTTGTCTTATCAGAGCCGTCATCGGCAATATCCACGATAAGATACTTAGAATTCTCTTTAACGATTGTGTTTGAGAATACATCTACAAGTGATGTGTAACGAAATAGTGAACCTTGATTATCTATATATTCTGCAAGGTATTCTTGTTTGTATGTGTCATAGTCTAGTTCCTCTTTGGCTTTCTTTATCTCTGTTTCTGGTACGTGTGGATTGTCTGACGTCGTAAAGTGAAATGCTTCGTAGTCTGGGTCAGTTTCCGTAATCTTTTCAAGTCTTCTTAGGTTTGGGTTTTCTTTCTTCGGCGTACCAATGAACGTAGCTTTTCCTGCTGTATCTGTGAGAGCTGGTCTAAATATCTCTTGCCAGCCAATAAAGAAATCTTTCATAGTGTCTAGTTCATCAAACACAATAAGGTGAGCTTTCATCCCACGGAAGTTTTCTCTAGCTTCAAAACCAGATATATACAATCTAGACTTTCCACCATCTCTAGTTGGGACAACAACTTCTAATCTACTCTCGTTTAACTCACCAACTCCTTGTAATCTAGCCTTTAAAGTTTCCCAAATGATAGAACGACTTTGTTTCATTGTTGGACTTATGTAAAATACATTTCTGTCCTTCTGTGACATGGCTTCGAATAGCATTATCTCAACCATTACAGCACTTTTACCAGACCTTCTACCAGCTCTTACAACTTTAAATCGAGCGTTAGACTCAACAATTTGTTTCTGTTTTTCATGTAACTGCATCTTATTTATCTTTAAACACCGAATCAAAAATGAATACTAAATCTTTTCCATCTTTTCCAGTGTTTTCTTGTCTACTTGAATACCCCTTATCTTTTCCTAGAGTACTAGTTAAATGTTTACTTGCATCTACTTGTACTCGTAATAAATCTACTTTGATATTTCCATCTGCGTCTTCTGGGTTATAATCAAGTGTTTTACTAAGTTTTTTCTCTGCTTTTGAAAGCATGTCTTTCCTATCTAAATCTTCAAGTCTTTCCTTGAACCATCCTCTAAGCGTTATATTCTTTGCACTTGATTCTTCATACCCTGCTTTTATAGCACTTTCGTAAGCATTTGGCTTTCCAAGTGTGATAGATTCAACGTAAAAATCCCAACATTTCTGTTCTCTTTCATCTGGTGTATATTGATTTGCCCCGTTTGGGTTTGTGTCTGCCATTTTAATTGAATATTTTACTATTCTCGACTTTTTCTTCTTTTAATCTTTGAGCATAGTTGTAGCAATTCCTGCAATAGATGTCTTTGTTTCCTCTTGCCCATTCGTTTTTATCCCAGTCTATTTTGCACCACATACATGTATGGTATCTATATGCTTGTTTATCTGCCATATTATTACTCTTTAACTTTCTTTTCGCCTGTCAATTCTATTTGATTTCTTATCTTTAGGGATTGTTGTTGTCTCCATTTTAGCTATAAACTTGTAATTCTCCATCCCTTTTAAATCTTTTTTGAATTTTTGTTCTGCGTATTTTTTTAAGTTTTCTATGTTAATCGCTGCCATATTAATTAAATACTTCTATACAATCGACGTTTTTACTATTTACCATGAGCATTCTACCGTCTTTTAGTTTCATCTTGGTGAATGTTCCATCTTGGATAGTTTCTGATAATATTCCGTGAAAGGTTCTTTTGTTTCCTCCAGTAAAGTGAATGATCTGCGTTACTTCTTTACCTATGTTGTTTACACTAGATTTAAGATTCATTTTATCATATTACTTGGTTATATATCATGTATTTACCAACTACACCACAGAAAACAAACTCTAAGTCTTTTTTAGTTCTAGTCGGGTAAAGTAATCTTGGAACAAATTTAGGCACATCAACTATCTTATAAAAACCGTAAAAGTTGATAAGTTTTGCTTTTTTAGGTTTCTTTACTTCTTTTCTTGACTGGTTTGTTGCTTT